GTTGAGGACGAAGACGGGATTCAGATTGTCGAGCGTGACGATGTCCCCGGCCTTATAGATCGTCGCGCTCCAGGGGCAGCCGTCGATCGTAAGCGAGGCGCCGGTCTGGCTCCCGCCCTTGACGAGCGGCGTCCCTCCGCCAGCGCCGAAGAGCATCTGGCGCTGCGGGTGGGCGATCGTGAAGATCACGCCGCGGGCGCGCAGCTGCTCCAGATAGGCGAGCCAGCCCTGGGCGGCCTGCGCCGTGGCGGCGAGTCCGGCGCTCTTCGCATGGAGCAAGAGCGGCCCGTAGGTCTCGACCCAGGTATGGCCCATCGCGCCGAGGTCCCGGAGTTGCGTCTTCCCCGAGAGCCCGATGCTTTCCATCGCCGAGGGGCCGGTGGGCCAGGTCGCCGTCCGGGGCTGGTAGGTGCGGGTGAAGTCGGTCACGGGACGCCGTTGAGGAAGGAGATGAGGGACGGGCTCTTCGCGATCTCCTTGACGACGAGGCCGGCGAGTTCGGGGGAGTATTTCTTCAGGAAGTCGGTCGCCGCATCGGCGTTCGGCGTCGCGATATGGAAGTGCACGGCGCTCTGGACCGTGTGGCTCGCGCCGGACCGGGCGCCGATCGGCGGGAGCGTGCCGATCTGCGGCAGTCCCGGCAGGGTGAAGATCTGCCGCAGCAGGTTCTGCTGGCGCGCGATGTCCATGATCCCGCGCAGCGGGCCCGCGGGCGGGAGGCCGTAGGCCACCGCCTCCGGCTCCGCCGCCGCCTGCCGCGTCAGTTGCCCGATCCCATAGCGCCCGATGGCCTCGACGACGCCGCCGATGTTCCCGCGGGAGAGCGACTCGAAGACGCTGGAGAAGACGCCCTTGAGGTCGTCGGCATGCTTCTGGGCCGCCGCCCGCTCCCGGTCATAGTGTTGGCGGAGTTCCGCCTCCCCGGCCCGGAGGATCCGGGCCATCTCCGCCTCGGCCGCCGTGTAGGTCCGGAGCCGCTCCTCCTCCAGTTTCTTGAGTTCCTCGGCGTGCGCCTTCGCCGCTTCCTTCGCGCGCTCTAGCGCGCCGAGTTCGTCCGCCAGGGCCTGGGCGTGCCGCATCGTCGCCGCGCTCGCCCCGGCCTTGCGAAGTTCGTAGACCTGAATCTGGGCGGTGCTCATCCCGAACGTCGCGCGCTCGCGCTCGAGGGCCTCGATGACGCTCTTGATCTTCTCGGCGTGCTGCCGCGCGGCCTCCGCCGCCTGATTCCGCGCCTCGTTCGCGCGCGCGATCTGCTTGGCGAGGTTAAGGGCGTTGATCTCGTCCCGCGCGCGCTGCTCCGCCGCGGCGTACATCCCGGAGGGCGTCATCCCCGCCCATCTATCGCCGAAGAGGGACTGGAGGGCGTTGAGCCAGGACATATCCGGGCGGCCCTCCGCGATCGCCTTCTTCAGCTCGTTGATCCGGGCCGTGACCTCCCGGAGTCCCTCCTTCTCCTTGTCCTGCGCGTTCAAGTGGACGGCGATCTTGTCGATCAGCTTCTGCTGCTCCGCCGCCGTCTTCTCCATCGAGTCCGAATAGAGCCGGTAGCCTTCCACCATCGCGGTGATCGCCACGAGGCCCCAGCCAAGGCCCGGCAGGAGGCCCATCAGCCCGAACTCCACGCTCCGCAGCCCCAAGGCCCCGCGCGAGGCCCCGGAGGCGAGCATCCCCATCCCGAAGGCGAGGCGGGAAACGCTATGCTCGGCCGCCGTGGAGATTTCGCCGACCCCGCCGCCGGCCGTCCGCATCACGCGGCCCGCGGCGTTGGACGTCGAGGCGAGCCGTGCGAGCGTGTTCTCGGCGAGCGTGCCCTGGGTGGCGAGCTCGGCGGCGTCCGCCTTGATCGTCAGGGCGCCTTCGCCGAGTTCCCGGAGGCTGATGGCGCCGAGAGCGGCGGCTTCCTTGAGCGCGATCAGGCGGTTCTGCAGGAGGGTGGCGGCCTGGGCGCCGGATTGCATGGCAGCCTGGGCGCCCGCTGCGGCGCGCGCCGAGGACTGCATGGCGTCCTGGAACTCGGCGGTTTGTGCGCCGATCTTCGCAATGAGGGAGGCGATCGTGGTCATGGTCTACTGCGCGGCGCGCGCCCGGACGTCGGCTTCCATCGCTGCGGCCTCCGCGGCGTCACCTTCGAGTGCGTAGAAGGCCAGCCACTCCGCCGCCAAGTCGGCCGGCATCTCCCGGAGGAGGCCATCCACGTCCCACCGCCCCAAGTCGCGGGCGAGCCTGAAGCCGAACCGCCTCCAGGCCCGCCGCTTCAGTTTCCCTTCTTCTCTCCCAAGTTGCCCAGCCCCGAGAGCCGCTGCCCGACGGAGAAGAGCCGGTCGATCGCCGTGCTCGCCTTGCCCCCTAGGAGTTCGACGTCGGTATCCGCAAAGATCCTGACGCCGGCGTCGTCGACCACCGTCCGCACGACCAGCTGGGCGCGGAAGTTGGCGACCAGGAGCTTCCCGTTGCCGTCGAAGCACGTCGTATCGAAGACGTCGCGCTCGGCCGCCGTGAGGCCGCGGACCTTGACGGTCCCGCCCCATTCCGGCACCGCGACCTCTTCGGTCGGCATGTCGGGGGCCGCAAGAATCGCTGCCTTATCGAGCATCGGTCCTCCGCTAGGAGACGGACGCCAGGAGCGTCGCCGTCGTCCCGCCGGCGGGCTTGAAAACCGCCTTGGGGCGCGAGATCCCGCCCACGGTGACGCCGAGCGGCGGGTAACTCTCCAGCATCGCGTAGAAGTTGTACCGCTTGTTGGTGGCCGAGATCGTCGTGTTGACGGCGGCGATCTCGACGAGGAAGGCCGCGACCCCAGGCCCCACGAGGGGGAAGAGGGTCTGGTCGACCTTGCTCGTTGCCTGGTCCTGGAGGAACTCGACCTCGATCTGGCTCACCTTGAGCCCGGGGAGGAAGTTCTCGGTATCGTCGCCCATCTTGGTCGCGTCCTGCGGCTTCGCGCCATGGCTGATCGTCAGCTGGGCGACGTGGTCCGAGAGGTCGACGTTGTTGATCTTGCACATGCAGTTGGTCAGGACGGTCAGGGCCACGGGAAGACTCCTTTACTGGATGCCCAGCACGACGACGAAGGTGAAGGACGGATTCGTCCGGGTAATCGTGTAACTCACGCGCCAGTAGCCGTCCGTGATCGCCGGCCCCGCCAGCGGGACGGCGAGGGTTCCCCAGACGGCGCCGAGGGCGTTCTGCGTGGCGAGCGTGATCCGCGTGGTCGGCGAGCCGAAGCCCACGGCCGCTGCCGACTGGACGACGACGGCGAGCGTCGGGCCGGCGCTCCCGGAGAGCGCGAGGATGTGCAGCGCGGCGTAGACCGACTGGCCGACCGCGGGGCCGGGCGTGGTCAGGATAGGGCCCGTGCTGTTCGTCGTCGCCGTGCGGTTGGCGGCGATGAGGCCCTTGACCAGCCGGTCCTGGGACTCGGCGTCGAAACTCGCCCGCGGGACGCCGCCCGGCGTGAAACTCGGCGTGTAGCGCGCGCCCTGGACCTTCCCCGTGTAACCGGGCTCCGACTCGGCGCCGGTCGTCGGCCCGATGGACATGATCACGCCGCCCGCCGTCGCGCGCGGGAAGAGGATGTCATCCAGCGCCGTCCCCGACTCGAAGAGGACTTCGTGGGCAGCCTTGAAGGTCTTCACGCCCGGGAGGTAGTTCTCCGTATCATTGCTGAAGGCCGTCGCCTCCTGGGCCTTCGCGCCGTAGGAGAGGCCGAGCTTGTTGGTATGGCCCGAGAGGTCGAATTGGTCACACCAGAGTTTGCAGTTCGTCAGGACTTGAACGCTCATCGCACCCCCGCGCTCACGGCCTCGAGGTCCTTCGCGATCCCCTCGCCGATCAGCCGCACGATCTCGTCGCGGTTCTGGTCCAGCGCGGGCCGGAGGAAGGGCCGCTCCACGGCACCCGGGTGGACGTACTTCCCGTGCCGCTCCTCGTGCGGCTTCGTCCCGAACTCGACCATCGGGGCATACCACCCGAGCCGGCGCTCGCAGCCGATCGCCCACTCCGCGCCCTGCTCGTCGGCCAGCGTCTCCTCGGCGAAGAGGCTCCGGAGCAGTTGTTCGTCGGACCGCTTGGGGACGAGTTCCTGGGCCGTGGCGAGGACGAGTTCCGCTGCGGGGCGGATCGCCTCGCTCAGGAACTCCGGACGGACCGCCTCGCCGAGCCGCTTGAAGACATCCTCGAGTTCGGCGAACCCGTTCCGGGGCCCGGTCGTCCAAGAGATCGTGATGCTCATCAGTTGGCCCACATCACGAGGAAGTCCTGGGCGACGTGGTAGAGTAGGGCCTCGGGGTCGAAGGGGAGGTCCATCCGCGAATCGGCGAAGACGTCGAAGATCTCCATCGGGCCCCCGGGTACGGTGATGCCGTCCACGTCCCATGCGTAGACGTCGCCCATATACAAGCTGGCCTCATCGGCATCCGTGGAGGATGCGGGGTCGATCGTCAGCCAGTTGTTGTGCGCCGCCAGCACGGGGGTGCCGCCGACCGTGGAAAGCGTGAGGCGATAGGCGCCGCCGAGGTCGACGGTGCTGATCAACGTCCCGGCGTACATGCTGACGACGGGCACGGCCACCCGGAAGTCCACCGTGAGCGCAATCAGGTTGCCGACGGCGGGATCGGTGAGCGAGATCAGATGCGCGGCGTAGGCCGACGAGCGTGCGATCACGAATGCGAGGGACTTGTCGCCGTTCGTCGTCCAGGGCACCTTGCGCTGGAAATACGATTCATGGGCCGCATCTGCGTCGCCGATCAGGTCGAGCGGGATGCCGGCGACCGTCAGCGCCGCCGCGGTCCGCGTCGGGCCGAACTGCGCCGTCCAGTTGCTGTCTCCGACCGTCGTCCAGTGGACCAGCGGTACGGCGGCCCGGTAGCGGCTCAGCGCCGCGACCGCATCGTTCGCGGCGATGCGCGCGGCGGCGTAGGTATCGCCCCAGCAACTCACTTGGAAGCGGCCAGAGTGGACGTTCGGGTCCGACCCCATGGCATGGGTAGGCGCTTCGCTTACCTGCTTGTAGGTGATGAAGGGTCGAGTCA